TACTATGATGCACAGCTCACTGAAGATGACCGGCTACTCTTCTCACTGTCTCTAGATGGAACAGAGACTACACGTATGGCCTGCAATGCTTCAAGTCTAAGAACACTGAAGAAGGATAAGAAAACCTATGTCAAAACAAACATGCGAAACTATGGTACTCAATTACAGAACATACCCTACTATCTTAAGAAAGCAGTTAAATCTGATCCAGGATTCCTGCTGGGTAATATCGACAAATCTCAATCAGAAGCCAGATGCACTGCCTATCTTGCGGGCTGCGAAAGTCTGCGATCAGCTCTGGAAGATCCACCAGTTACTGCTGGAGTTAGAGACTTCTACTGCTATACAGGATTCAAGTTCTTCGGAGTAGAGTTTGACAAAGACCACCCTTTACGTCAGATAGTTAAGAAGATCATACACGGTACTAACTATATGATGGGGCCAGCTACCTTTATAGACAGCGTAGGAGTAGAGGAGCTACAGAAGTATAAGGCACTAGTAGGCTATAAGGGTACACTGCTTAACTTTGCTACCTATCTGCTTGGCTTATACATGAAGTATTATCCAGAGGTAGAGAAGGGATGGGCTAAGATAGAAGATGAGGTAGCTATGTCAGGGCATCTAGTTACACCTGATGGCTGGACTCGTAAAGTCTTTGGTAACATCAAGCGCAGTCATAATATCAAGCGGTCATTAGTAGCCCACAAGTCCCAGCACTTTTCAGTAGTAGGTATTAACGAAGCACTATGGAGAGCATACTATGAGATTCAAGTACAGAGTAGAGGAGAATTTAGGCTCAAGGGTCAGATTCATGACAGTATATTTTACCAAGCGGTGGACAATAACTTTGATTATTATGAGATGGCGTTACTAAAGGTAATGGATATACCACAGCCTACTCCCTTTGGAGAGCTTAGGATACCACTGGATACAGAGAGAGGAGAGTATTGGAAATGAGCACACCTGATTTAGATGGTCCAGCTAGAGAGCACATGGCTAAATGGTTACAGAAGTATAATGAAGGAGTAATCCCCGAGCCACGACTACCTAGACGTAAGGAGATACTACCTACTATGGCAGCTCTAGCTGTACACGCTGAGCTATACCAGGAAGCACTACCTATCTTTGTGATACCGGGGATGCCGATATGATACCCTACGAGAACTTATCAACTGAAGAGCTAGTCACTCACATAGAGCAGACGGAGAAGTTAGATAGAGCTGATGTGAATGAGCTGATAGAGAGAGTAACATCTCTGCTGAACTGGAAAAAGGAACAGCAGCAGGAAATCGAAACCCTGACACACAGGAACGAGAAACTGCTATCCATATTGCCTATACGGGATAAGGAAATCGAAACCCTGCGCGGGCTGGTCGGCGGGCTGACATTGCAGTTAGATGCCCAGTTCGGCACCCCCTGTGAACAGATTAGACTTGCGGAGGAAATCGAGTCCCTGCGCTCAGATGCAAAGGAAACAGATATAGCTTTGATGGCTTGCGGTGATAGCTACAGAGACATGAAAGCAGACCGGGACGAATGGAAGCGTCGGGCAAGGGTGTTATATCCGCATACAGTAGGAGTGCAGCTCCATATTGAAGCCGCCAAGTGGTTTGAGGACTCTAATGGATAGACAATCACTACCATCTAAGCACCTACGCCAGCATCTATTCAAGCATGGCTACACAGTAGCAGAGATAGCAGACTTCTACGGGTTAGCTAAGCGTACAGTACGTAGATGGAGACAGAATATAGGAGCACCTAGATTGAAGGAGAGTCAGAAGAGATTCGATCAGGATGACTATGATCTATGGTATAAACTGAGGTTTGAGGAGGGGATGGACAACGCTACTATAGCTAAGAAGTGGGAGTGTAGTACACAGCACATACGTAAGCAAACTAATAAGATGAAGGAGATGGGATATGGAGAAGCAGATTGAGGAGATGGGGCCATTAGAGTATGCAAACTATCTAGATAATTTAGATACAGATGTATTATTTGGAGGAGTTGACAGCACTGCCCCTATAAAGGTATCAGATACATTAGGTATAGCTACTTGTAGAAAGTTAGTAGCAGTAGCAAAGAAACGTAGGACCGAAGCTAAATTACCATCTAATATAAAGGTACCTTACCTAAATGGGGAAGATAAGTTCACAGTACTACCAGACCCTGACCCAGTAAAGCATCCCAGCCACTATAAGCTCTTCCCTGACTTGGAAGTTATCCAGGCTATAGAGAAGATGCTTACACCTAAGGAGTATAGAGGATACCTCAAGGGTAATATACTTAAGTACAGACTACGGGCTGGTAAGAAGGGAGCACCAGAGATTACTATACAGGACATTCAGAAGTCATTAGAGTATGATAACTTCCTGAGTGAAGCAGAAGCTAAGAGAACAGTAGGGGAACAGACAGATGACTGACGCACAGATAGCTTGTATCTATCACCACCCATGTAATGATGGATTCACAGCAGCTTGGGTAGTGTATAACTACTTTAAAAGTATAGGACAGGAGGTAGAGCTTATCCCTGGGGATTATACAGAGGAGCCACCACTGGATAGAATCAAAGGGAAGGATGTATTTATAGTAGACTATTCCTATAAGCCTTTCCAGCTCCAACAGGTGATCGATGTAGCTAATACTACTACAGTTATAGATCATCACAAGACAGGATTACCTTTACGGGATGCTAACTTTAAAGGAATATACAACCTACGTATAAACATGGATGTCTCAGGAGCTATGCTTACCTGGAACTACTTTAACCCAGATGAGTCTCCTCCTATGCTAGTTCTATACGTACAGGATAGGGATCTTTGGCTTAAAGAACTCCCAGGTTGTGATGCTATACATACTTATATTACTTCTAGGCCTTATACTATGGATACATGGGATGTTCTCAGAGATGTCCTAGAAGATAAGGCTTCTTGGGCTGAGGCTATGGCAGTGGGAAGAGATATAGAAAACTGGGTAACTAAGTGGCTTCGCTCTCACATAGAAGCTAATGTCTATAGTGTAAACTGTCAAGGCTATACAGTACCTTGCTGTAATCTCCCTGGTATCTTTGCTAGTGAAGCAGGAGATATTATGGCTGAGACTTGCTCAGGCCCTTTCTCTATATCATATGAAGAGCAAGTCAGTTCTTATCGCTACTCTCTTAGATCTAGGGATGACTTTGATGTCAGTAAGATAGCTCAGGGTTACGGAGGTGGAGGTCACGCAGCAGCAGCAGGGTTCCATAGAGCTAAAGCTAAGTCTGGGATACTCCCTCTCTAGTGCGCTATTTTGATTTGTACTTCTCCTATGTAGGGAGGAATGAAGCTCCATTTATCTTTCATAGATGGACTTCCCTCTCTATCATAGGGGCATTACTGAGCAGGAGCGTGGAGTTACCATTCGGCCACGGGCACATCTATCCTAATCAGTACATAATGCTAACAGGTACACCTGGGACTCGTAAAGGTACTGCTATAAAGACAGGTAAGAATCTACTTGAGCGGTCTGGATACGAAAGCATAGCTCCTAATAAGGCAGCTAAGGAAGCGTTCTGGGATTGGATGGTCAAGAGTAAAGCAGTAGGAGGTGTAGACTTAGAAGGTATGGAGTTAGACCTAGAGGACTTGAACGTAACACCTAGTCCTACTAATGCTTATATAGCACATGATGAGTTCTTAGATTTTATAGGGGTAGGCGATGACAGCTTTGTTACTAACCTTACTAATCTATGGGATAATCTACCTAAGTTCACCAATCCTAAGACTAGAGGAAAGTCTGTTACTATTATACAGCCTACTATTAATATCCTCTCTGGGATTACTCCTGCTGGGATAAGTGAATCATTTAGATCTATAGCTATGGGAGGTGGGTTCTTCTCTAGGATGCTGTTCGTATATGCTAAGCCCACAGAAGATAAGATAACATTCCCAGAGCTACCACGGGCTGACCTAGAGAAGGAGCTGATAGCACATATAGATCAAGTAAAGGAGATAGAAGGAATAGTCCACCTAGCACCTAAGATAAGAGATCTACTAGAACTACTATACCTAAAGGCACCAGACTTAGCTGACAATAGATTTGCTCATTACTCTCAGCGAAGGTTTACACATCTACTTAAGTTAATCATATTGATAGCCGCAGCTGATCTGACTCTTGAACCTACAGAAGAGCATTGTATCCTAGCTAATACTATCCTCTACAATACAGAATTGTCAATGCCCTCAGCACTAGGCGAGTATGGAAAGTCGAAGTTTGCTGACGTGGCTAATACTATACTGGTATATCTCAACACAGCACTTGAGCCTATACCATTAAAGAAGTTATGGAAGATCGTATCAAGGGATCTGAATAAGTTTGCTGACCTGATGGAGATAATGCAAGGGCTAGAGATGGCAGAGAGGGTACAGCAAGTCAACACTAAGAGAAACTCTATGGCCTATATACCTAATAACTCTATTACTACGACCTGGCCGACTGGCCTAATAGACTTTACACTACTACATGGTGTAGAGCATTCACAATAGCGGAGATACACGTGAGTAAGATCAATTCATTTCTTAATACAACTACTATTAACATGGGAGAAGAGGACGAGGCTGAGCAGTTCGAAGGCTATAGACCCATAGCTGAACTGATAGAAGAGATAGGACATAGTAAGATTGTTATGTACTTGTCCTATACGGGTGGGCTGCGATTGCAGATAGCTGTCTCTAAGTATAATGAGGCACTGGCTGCACAGCAGGATAGACTGGAAGATCCTTCACCTAGTGATCCAGAAGTAGAGCTTATCAGCCCTGAGGATGCACTGTCAGATGATGAGAAGGCTCTCATATACGCAGCATATCTGATCTCATAACAAGCAAAAAGAAGGGACATAGTAATAGGCTGGAGACTTACCTATACTATGTCCCTATATCCACTATATAGTGGCAGACGGGGGAGATTACCTAATAACCATATGTCTCTGCTATCTCTGATATAGCAGGTTGCCTTTCAGTAAATTCAGCTATCTTAGTAGCAGCAGGAGTCTCAGATCCCATGTATGCTTCATTGATTACAGACTTCCATTGCTGATGCTTTCCATTAAACCTGATATAGTTCTCATACAGATTACTCATCTGATTAATATCTTGACTATCATCAGATGCTAACATCCTTACCTGCTTAATTACATTCTTACGTCTATCATTATCTACTGTATTATAGTAGCTGGCCTGATACTTCAGGTTACGGAGAGCTTGTTCTTTCAAAGGTCTGGCTCCTATAGCTCTAGCAAATAGACTGAATGGTTCGTTCTTCCATGTGTCAGGGTGCCAAGCCGACACCTCTGCCTCAGTAGATACTACACTTCCCTTCTGATCGAAGCTCTTACCTAAGCCTAGCATCTCAGCATACCTAGCACCTGGCCTCCATAGGCTCTGAGCTGCTAAGCCCTGTAAAGCTACCCTTCCCATATCATAGATATTACCTCCACGATATGCAGTTCTATAGAGATCTCCTACTGTACGAGATCCTACATCCCATGCTTGGTTAAAAGCATCTACTACAGCAGGCTTGATATTAATAGAACCATCAGCTCCTAAGCCTATGGGAGATCTAGGATCAAGTGTACCTCTTGTATATACAGCAGCACCAAAGGTAGCAGATGGCATACCAAAGAGTATGAACTCAGCCATACTATGACTCTGGTCTGAGTTATCACCAAAGACATTATAGGTAGTCTGGATTAAATCATTATGGTCATCAGAAGCATACTCACCTACTACTTGGTTAAAGCTATTAAAGAACGGAAGAGACTCTAAGCCAAAGACAGCAGCCTGTGTTCCCATAAGCTGACCTATAGCAGCTCTGTTACCAGCTTCTGCATATCTATAGAGGTTCTGTCCCATAGTCAGCATGAAGGTCTGATACAAGCCTAGCATACTACCAAAGGTTCCCTGAAATAGTACAGGCTTCTGACGAGATACATAGTTACCCATAGTTCTAGCAGTAAAGCCAGCAGCATAGGTAGCTAGCAATCTCTCTGTAGCTTCTGGATATTTCTGCTTAGCTAGTACATAACCTACTGCATACGAATAAGATCTTGAAAAACCCTCTGCTTTATCTGATGGTATAGATAACCAATCCATTATCTTCTTATGCTTAGGGAATATATCCTTAGCTGTGGGAAGATCTCTCATAAGTTCTGAAAGCTCTGATACAACAGGACGAATGTACCCCATATCATCAGCAAATTTCATAGCCTTAGCAGACTCTGGGGTACGACCCTGCATGAACTTAGCCCCTTCCATCATTATCTTATGAGGAGCTTTAGTACCATTATCTTTAAGGAACCTGAGTTCTGCTGAGAGTATGACAGGTAGTGACATAACTGTAACAGCAGCATGGCTTAGCTCCATCAGCCTAAGGTTCAAGCTAACTAGTACGGACTGAGCCTGTGCTATTCTATGCTGTGCTATATCCTCTCCATGTATCTTAGCTCCAGCTTGCATCCACTCATCTACATTACTCCAGGGATTAGGTACTCTAGCTTCTTTAAGATCAGCAACTAGTTTTATATAGTCTCTCTCCTTAACAGCTTTAGAACTAAAGTCTCTAAAGATAGCATCACCATGATGTAAGGCTGTATTCATCTGAGCAGATACCCAGTTATTAGCCATATCCATAAGAGGTGCAGTGTCAAGCTGGGACTTATTGAGTAGTGTCTTCTCTATCAGCTCTGGTGTACTAGTAGTCCTTTGGATCTTCTGTGATAGGAAGCCAGCACCTGACTGAGACTGCTGTAGCTGTGTACGAGCAGCAGCATTTAACTTATCAAAGATAGCAGAGTTAGCAGACTTAGTAATGTTCCTATAGTCATTCCATATAGACATCTGGAAGTCTGTCATAAAGTTATTAATATCTGTCTTACCAGGAGTAATAGAAGTAGTAGCAATACCAGACTTACTAAGAGAGGGATTAGCTACACTCAGCTCTCCGAACTCTGCCATATTGTTATAGCGTGCCCACTCCATAGCAGAGCCGCCTTCTTTAATATCACGGAAGACAAAGCGATGATTTCCTGCTGACTTCTTTGTCTCTTCAATAACAGCAGCTTTAAGTTCATTAGCATTTTTAGCTACTACCATAGATATATCATCAGGAGAATGAAGTCCTACTTTAAAAGCTACAAACTCAGACTGTACCTGCTCATAGGGAAACCATATACCTGAGCCTTTAGTTGGAGGTCTACCCCACATCTCTCTTGATGCATTAAGCAAACCTAGCTTCTCTTTCATGAGAGGCATATAAGCCTGCATCCAAGTTTGCATAGTCTTATTAAGAATTATCTCTTCATCTGTACCTGCATACTTAAGAAAGCCATTGACTATCTCTTGTCCACCTACATCTGTCTTCCAACCAAACTTACCAGTCTCTTCTATATATTTAATCCTCTCTGCATCTGCTGCATTAAGGGATTGTATAGTCTGCCGAAGCATAGAGAATTGAGTAGAGGATACAGGATCTCTAGCTACATTAGTAGAGAGTCCATACATAGTAGTCTGGAATCTAGCTACGTGCTTATTAACAATATCACGCATATCCCTACCCATTACAGAGATAGCTGTTCCTAGTGGGCCTAGCTCACGGAGTCCTTGATCTACAGATGTCCAGAGATTCTGCTTACTACCTAAGTTAGCCAGAGCTTTAGACATATCCTGTAGTAAGAGATTACGATTATCACCTAACAGTACCTGCTCTGCTAACTCTTGTAGCTCTGGGTTCTTACCATTAGCAGAGTATCTAGCTGATATTACATTTACAAATGTATCAGAGGTCTTCTGCATAACATCTTCATCTAAGAAAGCAGCATCTTGTCCTTCCTTAGCAGCTCCTACGTGGACTCCTTTACCCTCTATCTTAATAGCTTGATAGGTAGAGAATCTCTCCAGCTCGTCTGGCACAACAGATGCGTATCTCATAATAGCCATCTTACCACGCTTGAGATCTCTACCTCCTGCAAATATAGTTTCAGCTACATCCAGCTGTACATTAGCATAGATAGCAGCTTGCTTAATATCACCACCCTTATCCATTATATTGAATACAATATTCTTCTTCTGTTTCCAGAGATACTCATATGCTTGATCCAAATCAGTGAGCACACCACTAGCTCGCTCTACTACTGGAGCACTCTCTAGTCCTGGGAGTATCTTCTGGTATACAGCTAGTTGCTCAGCATTATCACCTGATGCAGTAAGCCTAGTTATATGTAACTCTACCTGCTCACGGGTTTGTCCTTTAACCTGATCTGCTATAGCCTGCTCTGCTTTAGTCAGAGGGACTGGCTCAAACATCTCATCAAAGCTACCAGCTTTCTTAACAGGTTTAGCTTTACCCGGCTTGATTGTAATATCATACCACTTAGCTTCCCTACCACCACGGTTTAAAGTCTCAGCTATGATACCTGCTAGCTTATGCGGCTCATCAGCTCGTATACTAGTTACAGCACCTGCTTGCGTATTAGCTGCGGCGTGTAGACCAGACTGCCATACTCCGTCTACTATACCAGTAGACTTATTCAGATCTAAGGGTATCTCACTA